GCTCCAGCGTTGCTGCCGATTCATGTGCAGCACCTGCTGTATGCCCAGAGCGATGCCCACCCACACGCCAACAAATACCAGCAGCATCTTAAACATGCAGGTCTCCGAGATTGAAACTGAACTCTTTGATACTATCCCAACGGAAACTACGCCAGGCCTGCTTGTCAATGTCCCACACGCTCTGGGCCTCGGTGCTGCGCTTGCGATTGGTCAGAGCGTCTTCAGTGACCTCTGCCTCGGGCAAGAGCTCGGGATGCAGAGTGCAGTGCAGCCAGCGCTCAGTACCATCGGCCTTGATAAAGCAGATGTTGACTCGTTCGTTCTTCAGCAAATCAATCATCCAAGCTCGAAACTGGGCTTGATCTGCTTCCGTGGCAGTGCTGTACCAGGTCTTGTTCCAGGCGGTTGTAAAATTCATACTACGCTCCTTTTCTTCAAATTTTCTCCAGTTTTTCTCTGCTTAAAGTCTCCGGACAGCTTGCCCTTCATCTTGTGGCACATGGGGCAGAGCTCGTCCAGGTTTTCCAGTCGATTGTCGGTGTGGTCGCCATTGCGGTGGTCTACTTCAGTCATGCCCAGAGCCCAGGGCGCTCGTTCATAGTCCACGCTGCAGGTAAAGCCCAGATGACCATCAGCGTTGCTGCAACGGCCAGTCTTGAAAGGTGTCACACCTTCGGCATGCGGCCATTTGCCCCAGCTGGCCTTCTGGCAGTGCGCACAATGCACTCGCCAGCGCGGCTTGTCATTGACTTTGCCCGTCATGGGTACTACGGGTTTGTTGCAACCGTGATTGATGCAGGTAGGACGTTTGGGCATATGCAGTACTTTGCTCATAGCACACTCTCCGCGATGTATTGTTTGGCAGCTCTCAGAGACTTCATCTTCACACCGTCGATGGTAATATGACGCCCCGACAGAGTCAAGCTGAATTTCTTGGTGGTAAAGACGTAGACCTTCTTCGGTCCATCTTTCTTGGTGATGGTGTAGTCCAGGCCGGCGAAGAACAGAGTCTCCATGAGCTCGTCTCGGTTCTGCAGGGCTATGAATGCGTCGTTCATCATGCGGCCTTGAGCAGGTAGACATTGCTGCTGACCAGAGCGGATTCAAGACGGGCGACGTCCAGAGCGAACATCACTGCCAGGTCTCGAATCTTGAACTCGGCGACGATTTGATTTTTGTATTCGACTGCAAAGCCCGATGTGGTTTTGCTGACAACTGCACCGGTGATGAACTCTCCCATAAAACCTCCTTAGGCAGGGTTGCGAGCGGCAACCAGGTTCAGATACTGCTGCTTGCCAGCCTGGGTGGGGGCAAAGCCAGCGTCTTTGAGGATCTTCTTGACGGTAGCGCTGACATAGCCCTTGCTCTCCAGGATGCCCACCGGCGTCTCGCCAGCCTCGATGCGACCCAGGTACTCCTCGACAGTGAAGTTCCGGATCAGGAACGACATGAAACCTGCCTTGTCGCGACCGCTGTATTTGAAGCGAGCGATGAATCGGGGACGCTCCGGATATTGACCGTAGGTCAGGTAGCCACCGAAGTAATTGAACTGGTCTTTGTCGAACTTGGTCATCTGCTTCTCCTTATCTATCACTATAACACCATTGTATAGCCTTTGGACCGGTTCGTCAAGCACTTTTAGGCGTAGGAAACACCGCGCACATCAAGTGGTTTCGCGGGGAGCCTGCTTTTTCTTGGGGTATTTCTGGCACCAGAGACACTTTGTCTGCGGAATTCCGTGGAAATACATGGACATATCGTAGCCCTCGGCTCCACAGCCCGAACACCGGAATTTCACCATGTCGGGCCCATAGTCCTCGTTTTCCTGAGTTTTCTTTTTTCTAGCCATTAGTTATCCATCAAGAGAAGAAGAAAGCCAATCAGAAAGACGTACCAAGGTGCGTTGTAATGCACGCACACGAAGAACGCAAATATGGCAACCATCACACTCTCAGTTCCCGAGCCGGATAGTTGATCTGTCCTTCATACTCCAGCTGGCTACGCTCGAACTCAGTGAGGTAGTCGTCAGCCACCACTTCCCAGTCGATGACGGTTTCGCGGAAGTACTCATTGTCCTGCTCGATCTGACCTCGCACTGCCATCACAGTTTCTGTGATGCGATTGAAGTCGGTGAAGTTCTTGACCACGTACTCTGAGCCACCCTTGGCCTTCCAGTAAGCATCAGCGCCGGTGCCGATGCTACCGTCTTCCATCCAGGCGTAGTTCTCGTAGACTTGGGTGATGATCAGCAGCTTGGACATTATACAGTCTCCTGTTCGTTAGCGATGATTTGATTGGCGATGGTGTTGACCAGCACCATGATGGCAGTGGTTACTGCTGCTGGGGCATCGGTACGAGCAGCCACATCCAGAGCCTCGTTAAATGCCTCTCGTATGGTCTCTCGATCAGCAAACATACCGTTCTTCAGAGCCTTGCCTAGTTCCAGGTTGGTCATCACACTCTCCTCAATTATAAACTACTTCGACATTCTTGCGAAGCTGAGCATTCAACTCTTTGATCTCAGCAACCAGATCAGCTTTAAGAGCCGGGCTATCGTCTAGGCCCTGAATGTTTCGCCCAATCAGATAGTAGTAGGCTTTGTTGGCTGCCTCTAGACGCTTATACAGATCGAGTTGATCCTCGTCGACTCGAACCTTAAACCCAGCAACTCGAATGATGACTTTTTGCATTTAGGTTCCTTCTCAGTTATGGTACACCATTGTAGCACCGCCGAACCGGTTTGTCAAGCCTTTTAGAGGGTGACAGAAAGTACTACCACAGCTGGCATATCAAACTCAGATTGGTCTGGCATCTCGAACACCGCTTCAATATCCTCGATGTAGTCGCCTTTGTTTTCGACATTGATGTGCACATCTAAATTCTGGGGCATGGCACTTAAGTGCTTGATCAGTTCTGCTACAGTCATCGTTTGACTCCGGTGGAATTGAGTGCTGGTTGGTAGGTTGCGATTAGTTCTCGCTCCAAGGCATGAGCTGCTGCCTTGCCTCGAACGATTTGGTAGATACCGTAGGTGTGAGCCACAGTACCGTATTTGATGATCGAGTTGCAGAGCGCCCAGCCCTTGTCTTCGTTTAGTGCTCGCCAAACGTGTTTCTGAACTCGAACCGTCAAATGCTTTTTAAGATAGCCGGCTGTGATCCCGACATACTTTTCGCCGGTTACGTTATTGGTTATAACGTAAACGATATGGCGTCGATCTGTTCTTTTCTTTCTCATCATACTTATATTGTAGCACCTTTACGAAAAGAGTCAAGCACTTCTGGCACAGCGAAACACCGCGCACTGCTTGGCTTTTCGCTAGAGTTTGACGTGGGTTCGGTGAATTCGGCACTGGATGATAGCGTTGTACCACAGATCTGGCTGCTCTAGAACTCTGTATGCGAATTGTTCGCGTGCCTCGATGTAGCTCAGTGTGCCTTTGTTGTTGCAGAGGAACAGGATCTCACGACGAAAGTTTTCCTCGCCCAAGCGGGCTACGTCGGCCTGCAGCTCAGGACTCGAGCTCCAGTAGGTTGGCCAATCCGACGGTGCCTTGTAACGTTTCTTCTTGCCCTTGACTTGCTTGGTCTTTGAGAAGTGAAACAGCTTCTTGCCGATGTAGCGTCGGCCATCCAAGAGATTGGTGATCATGTAGACGAAGCCCACGCTGTCTCCAACATGGGCTTCGGTGAATTCCTGACCTTGATATAACCACATACTCGCTCCTACCATTAAACTGGTATTTATCAGAGCTCGTCTAGGTCCTCCTGATCGAATTCGTCATCATCCTCGCTGAGGTCGTAACCGCAGAAGGCGCAGTGAGTTACGTGATAGTAGTGAGGGTCTAGGTCGTGACGGACTTTGAAAACTGCGTCACAGCCTGGACATTCGCAGTGTTTGGTTGGCATGGCTCCCTTTCTAATTTTTGTACTTGTATACCGCCCTGACTCAGAAACTTAACCCCCAGGTCATCGCGGTATTGCTCGCCATAATAAACCGCCTTCACTCCACTGGCAATGATGTGCTTGGCACATTCTGCACAGGGAGCGTGAGTAATAAACATGGTTGCGCCGTCACCACTTTCGTGACTGCGAGCCAGCTTCATCAGGGCATTCATTTCTGCATGAATGACCTCTGGCTTGGTTTTGAGCGTAACACTACCATCCTCGTTGAGGAATTCGTGTTCGCAGTTGTTGTCCCAGCCTGGCGGTGTGCCATTGTAGCCGATGCTGATGATGCGGTCATCTTTTACAACAATGGCGCCGACTTTGAGTCGACGGGCCTTGCTGAGTTCGCTATACCTTGTCGCAACATCGAGGTGTGCTAGGAGAATATTTGCTTTCATGTATGGGTTCCCATCGGGGTGGTTTATCAGGACAACTTTGATCTTTGAAGCTGGCCTTGGCGGGCATGAAGCAACCGCAAATGCCGCACTGCTTGATCATTTTACGATAGTGTTCGCAATTACTGCAAATCTCCAATCGTTCTTGAGCATATTTAGTGAACATGACATCACCAGACAAAATTCTCTTGGTAGTACTTGACTATGGCTGGTAGCTCAGCAAACAAGTTGCGTCGAGCTTCCCATCCTAGCGCCTTGAGCTTGCTGCCGTCAATGCTGTAACGAACATCCGCACCGGCTCGCTCGTAGCTGAAATCCAGGAAGTCATTGACATTGGCATTCTCAAACATGGTGTTGATGATGTTGCTTACCACTTCAATGTTGCTGGTCTCGCAGTTGCCACTGATGTTGTAGATTTCGTTGTTCACACCACTGTCAATGATGTGCAGTATGGCATCAGCGGTGTCGGCGACATGCAGCCAGGTGCGGCGCGGCGTACCATTCATGTGCAGGGGAACCCGGCGACCCAGGCGCAGATACTTGATGGTCTTGGGTATGAGCTTTTCGGTATACTGACCTATGCCATAGTTGTTGGTGGGGCGAACAATGACATAGGGTACACCGTGAGTGCGATTCCAGGCCAGGATGAGTTGGTCGGCTGCTGCCTTGGTGGCACTGTAGGGATTGCTGGGCTTGAGCAACTGTGACTCAGTGAAGCTGCCGGCATCGATGTCGCCATAGACCTCGTCGGTGCTGAAGTGCAGCAGAGTTGGACGACGAATTCGTTGTTGCCGAATCAGCTCCAGCAGGTTGTGTACGCCGTCGATGTTGCTGCGTACAAACACAGCACTGCTCTCAATGCTGTTGTCTACATGCGTTTCTGCTGCAGTGTTGATCACATAGTCGCAGTCATAGAGCTTGGTCAGGTTGTTGATGTCGTCCCGTATGAATTTAAAGTTGCTGTGCTGTTCAAATTCTTTAAGGCAGTCCAGGTTGCTGGCATAGGAGCAGATGTCCACGCCAATGACATACCAACCCCGAGCCAGACATGCGCGGGTAACGTGAGAACCAATAAATCCCAGACACCCTGTTACATACACAATTTTTTTCATAGATAGTCCTTCATGCCTTGTTCAAGGCCAGTTAAATTCAGTTCTAGGTCAGTCACTCGAGTCCCATCGCCCGAGTAGTCCAGCCCAGGTTCGCCAATATGTATAACAGTTTCCAGACCGTGCATTTCCTTGAACATCTGCAGTTGTTCGTGCAACAGATAGTGCTGATCATACACAGCATTGACGTCGCGATACTTGGGTGCAGGTGTATCCACAAAGTATTGTACTATAGCACAGACGTCAGACAGAGTCATGTAGTCAAAGTAGCAGGACCGCACTGTGATTTCTGGTCGACTGATGAGCTGCTTGAACAACTTGAAGTCTGGCTCGGTATGATGCAGCACACCAAACAGTCGTACTGTTCGGAAGTTTGGCTCTTTGGCGCAGACTCGGCTGATGATGTTGCGGCTCAGACCATAGCCATCCACAGGAAAGTAATTGTACAGGTCATCTTCACGTCGCAGAGAAATCTGAGCTCGGCGATCAAACTCAGCGCCCGACCCCAGATTGATGTAGGTGCCAAAGTGAGCTCGGGCTCGCCAGGCTGCATCAAACAAGGCCAGGTTGGTGATTGCAATGTCGGGGCGTGGCTCCAGTGGATACTCGGGATGCTTGGCCGCGCCAATGACCACGTCGAATTTTTCCTGTCGGAGATATTCGTAGGTGGCATCGGCATCCTGCAGATCCACGATGTCTCGAGTCACCGCAGTTACCCGACCCCGCAGATGCTTGGCCAGGTAACTGCCGATATAACCCCGACCGCCCAACACGGCAATCTTATTTTCCATGGTCTGGGAACTCAACTAATATGGTGCTGCCAGACCGCTGCAAGGCTGCCTCATAGGCCGGCCTGATGCTTTCTGGAGTATTCAGCTCAACCACTTCAATGGTTCGGCACATGCTGCGAAATGCCTGAGCAAAATTGCCTCGGTGCTGGTCCTGTGGGTCCACGGGATTCTCTGAACCAACAGCCACTCGAATAATTACTCGTGGCGTATATCCCCCGTCGCTCATCAAGGGCAGCTTGTCCAGATGATTGACAATCTGATCTGTGGCAACCAGTAAAAAGTTCCAGCGCGGCATTATGCAGATTGGAGTCAGTCCATGCAGAGCCAGGCCGGTGCAGTATCCAACCTGAAAATTCTCTGCCACGGGAAATTCCATCTTGAGACCGTCGGGCACTTCAGTCAGGCTATCATACAGACCTGTACCAGCATAGCGCACGGCCTGACCAATGAACTTTACGCCGGGCTGGGTTGCCAACCAGTTCATGGTCTGCTTTAGTTCATGATTGTAGCGTTGATTTTCATTCAAAATTGTACCCTCACTCCAGCACCAGCGTGCGGATATTTGTTGTTGGTGTATTGATAGTAGATCAGATTGGGCCCAGACCAGTATTGCAGTCCATTGTAGTTATGGTACTCAGCATCAATGAGATACCAGGGCAGGGACCGGCCCCAGGTTTCGCCAGTGGGGGTCATCACACTTTGATGATTGTCTTCCACTACAAAGGTAATGGGCAGATTATGGTTTACCGCAAACTTATAGGCTTCGTGGAACGCTCCGGTCTCGGCACTCATGTCTCCCAGCCAGCACCAGACATGCTCACCGGGCTGAACGCCCGCGGCCAATCCAACTGCAATGCTGGGTATACCTCCCACAATGCTGCTACAAACAATACGATGCTCGGGCAGGTTCATGACCATGCTCTTGCCGGCCAGAATTTTTTGCTTCAGTTCCTCGGCTGGCACACCTTTGAGCAGACACTGATAGTGATTGCGCCAGGTAGCGCAGACCCAATCCGTGGGTTTAACGAACTTGAACACCATCTGCATGAGGTCTTCATTGCCGTGATACAGATGTATGGGTGCTCGAATTTTTGCTGCATTGAAGCTTTCACCAATGTCGGTTTCAAAATCAATTAGCTCTTGATTGGTCATGCTCCAAACCTCCGCATAAAGGTATCCACACATTCACCAATGTAGGCGATCTGTTCAGCTGTAATCACTGGACTGGTGCCATGGAAGAACGTGTTGCGGGTCGCATAGGTTGCCATGGGGTAGAGGTCTCGGGCATTCTGAGCTTCTGGCAAGTGCGTATATGCAGGTTGCAGCATGATGTTGCCGGCAAAGTACGGACGAGTCTGGATCTTGCAGTCTTCTAGATAGTCTACCAGCTCAGTGCGGGTAAACGGCGCACCCTGACGTATGGTCAGTGGGAAGGCGAACCAGCTGGGATCGCTGTTTTCCTGAGCTCGGGGCAGATGGAAGTAGGCTTCATATTTGCTGTAGATGTCAAAAAGCTGAGCATAGTTTTCTCGACGGCGAGCATGGATCTCTGGTAGTTTCTTGATCTGCTGCAGGCCCCAGGTTCCCTGAATTTCTATGGGCTTGAGGTTGTAACCAATCTCATCGTACACGTACTTGTGGTCAAAGATCTCGCCAGGCAGGCTGGGAAGCCAATCACTGAAGCGGGTCTTGCAGGTGCCGCACTTGAGTTTGTTGGCCTCGGGACCAATGCAGTAGCATCCTCGACCCCATTCACGGAATGCCGTGAGTATGGTCTGCGTCTGTTTGTCCTTGGCCACAACAAAGCCGCCTTCGCCCATGGTCATGTGGTGTGCGGGATAGAAGCTGCAGCTGGCCATCTCACCAAAGCTGCCCAGAGGCGCACCATCGTAGGTGGATCCCAGAGCGTCGCAGCAGTCTTCCAGCAAGATCAGATTGTAGCGTTTTACCAGATCCATGACCCAGCGCATGTTGGGAGGATTACCCAGCACATGAGCAAAGGTAATGACTCGGATGTCGTGCTTGCGGATCAGTTCCTCGGCTCGGGTCAGATCCAGGTTCAGTGTGTCTAGCTCAATGTCCAGGAACACGGGCTCAAACCCCAGCTGTAGGGTGGGGTTCAGAGTAGTAGGGAATCCAGCCAC